GTTTCCCGGCCCCCCAGCGCCAACTTCCACCGTCCCCCCGGGTCTCGGCGCATCGCGCGGATCGGCCGCATCTCACCGGATCCGCCGCATCCCACGCTGCGCCTCGGCTGCGGTTTTGGTATCGCTGCAGATTTGGCAAAGCGCCTGGACATTGCCCTCATCGTCGCGCCCACCTTCGGCGAGCGGCACCACGTGGTCCCGAATCGTGGCAAGGATCTGACGTCCCTGTCCTAAGCAGTGCTGACACCACGGTTGCGCACGGAACAACGCATGACGCAGGGCCTGCAACCGACGTCCACGCATGCGGGCCGGCGGCGCCTGGGCCGGAGAGCGCCAGGCCTGCCGGCGATGGGCCTGACAGGCCAGCCCACCACACACCGCACAGACGCGGGGCGGCGCCATCGGCATCAGGACACCGTCCCACGATGCCCAGGAAGCGCTGTCGGAGCGGCCTGGAGGCACTTCCCGAAGATTTGACGCGCCCAGAAGGCCCTATAGCACGTGTAGCTGGGGATCACGCCAACTCCGCGATCCGCGCCGCATATGCCTCGGCGCTTTCGGCCCGCCCGCGTTTCACCACCAGCGCCTGCGTCTGCACGGCCGGCGGCACGTGCCCGGCCAACAGGTCGAACGCGTCCTGCCCGCTGAGCACGATCCAATACGCCACATGCCCCAGGCGCGCGAGGTCGGCGCGGCGCTGCGTCACGGCAGGCGGATCGGGGCGTCTCGTCATGCCGTGAGACGCCTGAGACCGTTGATACCTATCACCGCACGAGCCTCGGAATCGGCAGATCCCCGAAGAACACCTGGACCAGCCAGAGCAGCACGACCAACAGCACCACCACCCGAATCACCACCTTGATCCCCGCATCCATCGGGATCACGGTCTCGACCATGTAGAGCAGCACGCCGACGATCACCAGTATCAGCAGCAGCGAGATCAACCCCATCGCGGCCTCCGTTCACGGGACTGATGGACGAGTCTCAGATGTCGCCGCCTCCGCGAACAGCGGCAGCGGGGCAGCGCACGTGCAGGGCCGCGACACCGGCCGTGCGTTCGACGCGGATGTAGACATGCGGCGCCGCCTCGAGCGCGGCATACCGCTTCGTCACGACGAGTTCGACGATTTGCGCATCGTCCCGATAGACCACCTGGGTGAGCGCATCTTCGACGCCGCGGACCAGCTTCGAGGCATCGGGCTTCGTGACGTGGGCCGGGTCGATCCCGCGTCGGCGTTGATACTTCTTCGGGCGCGGCAAGTAGAACGCGAGCGTCAAGCGCACCGGGCCGTCGAGCACGCCGCGCTCCTCGGGTGGCCGTTGCGCCAGGGCGTGGTTCGCCCCTTCGGCGACGAGCTGCGCCCACGACTTCGCGCTCCGATTCGAATCCGTCACGATCGGCGCTTTCATCCCGGGACGATAAAACGCCTTCATGCTGCCTTTGGGCTGGGCCACGCCGAACACGCGGAACTCGAGGGTCATCGGTAGATGCTCAGATGAAACCGCCGCACGACTGGACCGGACCAGCGCAGCGCGCGCGACGGCGGCAGGGTTCTTCCGCATGCGCCAGCAGGCATCACAGCAATACTCGCGCGCGCCGTCCTCTGGTCCGTGCCAGTAGGGCTCGGTGGAACCGCACGCGCAGGGGACGATCCGTTGAATGTATGGGGGTTGACTCATTAGCTGGCCCGAATCACTTCGGCATCATCTGGGCGGCCAGACGTAGCCCTTACCGTTGCCCTCGCCATAGGCCATCTTCTCGGTGCGCCAGTAGCCGTCCGCGGTCCAGCCGATCTGATGCAGTTCTTCCTTCCGGCCCATGATCACGTCGACCCAATACGAGCGATCGTCGCTGCTGTTGAAGGATTGCAGGCACCAGTCCACCCTGTTGATGACCTCGTTCTCGATGGCGGTGTCGATGTCGGGCGGCATGGGCCTGGGCCACGGTTGCCGGACCGCGGGGTCATAGTCCGACGTTGACGCGGGCGGAATCGGCTCGGGGGTCGGGGGCGCCACCGGAAACGCGAACGGCACCCAGTTGCCGGCGGCATCCTGCATCAGCAAGTCGAACGTTTCCCAACCGCCAGGGATCGCCATGTCGCGATTCGCTTGCAGCGGGCGCGTCGGTTCGTAGTCGCCGCCGAGTTGATCATCCGCACTGACCAGCATGCCGTTCGCGTTCGCCCGCAGTGCCACCTTCATGCAATCCTCCCATCACTTCGCTTCGCCATCATTAACACCTTCGACACCGCGGCGCCCGTTTCCACCGCATCCGCACGCCGCCGAATCGTCTCGGCCGCTTCCCGTCGTTTGCGCGTCCGCGCCGCCAGCGTTTCATCGACGCCAGCGAACCGTTGCACCGGCGGCACAATCAACGTGTCGATCAGCGCGTCGCCTTTGTGCCAGCGGCCGAACAACGCCATAGTCAGTCCTCCCGGCCCGCTTGCGCGGTTTTGAAATCGAAGGGCAACACCTTCGTGAGCGCGGCGACAGTCGGCCGGGTCATCGGCGCCGGTAAGCGATCCGTGGCGTCGACGGACGGTGACGAGAGCGGCGGCAACGGTGGTGCCGGCTCGCCCGCGCACGCTTCGCACCGATAGAGCGTCCGTGTCAGCATCGGCGTAATCACCAGCACCGGCGCCCCGACGGGAATCGTGGTGATCTGTTCGTGCAGCCCACCGCAGCGGATCGCGCGCGTGGCGCGGCGCCACGTTCTCATGCGCGTCTCCGTTCACGCACCAACGGCCGGTTCGATTCGATCAGCCGATACGCCTCGGTGAGGTCGTCGTGGGTCCACCGGATCTTCAGCCGCGCACACTCGACCTTCAGCGCCTCGGTCAGGTCGGCCAGGGTCTCGAAGTTTTCGCGAGCCAGCAGCACCCTCACGAGCTTGGCCAGCAGCCGTCCGTGGGTCTCGGTCGTCCGGTCTCTCGTGTCTTCGGTGTGCATGGGCAATTCGCGTCGGCGCGAGGTACTAATTGCTTCTAGTACAGGTACTTAACGAAGAGAGAAGAACCTTGCTAATTAGCTGGTTCTGTTCTCGTTCTTAAAGAGAGCACTGCCCAAGCACTGCTTAAGCGCAGCTTGAGTTCTGCTTAAGCACTGCTTAAGCATGCAAGTAAGCACAGCTTGAGCTGTGCTTGTCTATGTGCTTAAGCGCTGCTTAAGCAGCTGATGGGCCCGGCCGTTCCCGCCTTTGCGCGCGCGTTCCAAGGCGCGTTCATGGCCCGCGTTCGCCGTGGCCCAGACGCTGAGCTGCGTATCGTTCACGAGGCAGTCGCCGTCTCGCCGCCAGTACTTCTCGATTTTCGGCCAGCATCGTTTCCACTCCTGCAGCGTGCACCCGGTCGCGCGCCGGATTTCTTCGTGGTCCGCGGGCAGCTTACACTTCCGATTCCACGCCACCGTCAGCATTTCGCGATACAACCCACGCGCTTCCATCGGCAAGAGGCGCCCTGATGAGCCGATCCACCGATCTGTCCAGAACCACTCAGCCAGTAACTTGTCGCTCATGTTCCAGATTTACTCGTAATCGCCACGCATATCCTTGGTGGCCGTGTGTTCGTAGCGCCAATTTCTGCAGCACGCGGCCACATACTTCAGGTTCTTCGTCATGTTTCGATTGAGCGCGACGACATCTGGAGATTTTCGACCGCAGTATTGGCAGGTAAACTCATCGCGTTTAAAGACCTCGAACCGCGTGCGGACGCTCAACGCCATAGGCCTGTCTCCTGTCACAGCCTGGCCAGTGCGTCGGCGGGCAGGTTGGGCCAGGAAGACCAACCGTGTCGGGAGCTACCCTAGCCCGCCGATTACTTAACGCTCTGCGTTCCTTACTGGTCCTGGCCACGGGCGTCGAGTTCGGCGCGGCTGCGTGGACTGAGCCGGCTGCAATACCAACAGCGCCGCAGGCCGTCCGGGCCTTTCATCGTGTAGTCGTGTTGCGGCCGGCTGCCGCAGGGTTCCGCATCGGTCGCGTCCCACGGGTGCGGCGGGCGGGCGTTCGGCACCGTCGAGCAGCAGCCCGCCTTTGCGCGCAGGCTTCGCGGGTTTCGTCTTCGGCTGCCGACGCGCGAGGATGCCGCGGACGATCGCCAGCACCATCACGGCCTGATCGAGCGGCGCCGTCTCGAAGAACGCCACGACCTGATCGACGGGATCCTTGCGCTTGCTCATGCGGCCACCTCGGAATCCACCGGCACGCCGAGCCGGCGCGCGAAGTCCGCGACCTGGTCGAGATAGGCGCTGAACTCGTCCTTCGTCAACGTGGTCGTCGTCGTCAGCGCGAGCAGCTCCACGTCGTCGACGACTTCGCCCTGGGCGTCGTGAATCAGCACCCGATGCGCGGCCGGGATGAAGCGCTGTTTCAGATAGGCGTGCACCTCGAGCGGCGAGTAGCCGGTATGCGCAGCCAGCGGCGCCACGTAGCCGGCCCAGTAGCGCGCATTCAGCGCCCGGGACCGGGTGGCGCTCGCCGGCTCAATCCGCACCAGCACTTCGCCATCCGGCCACTGCGCGCACGCCTGCTGAAAGGCGAGTTTCTGCCGCAGCTTCAGCTGGCCGTGTCGGACGAAGCCCGAGGCGACATAGGCGCGCGTGCTAGTCATGGCAGAAACACTCCGTCAGGGTGTCCTCCATCCCGTCGGTAAACAAATCAGGTTGCATCAGCATCGCGCGGTAACTCGCGCGGTCTTTCCGAAACGTCGCGCCCGTCCGTTCTTCCTGTTGCGCCCACCACTCCGCTAGATCAGGCCGGTCGCGGACGAGATTTCGTATCTTGGCCGAGCCTTTCAAAAAACAGAGATCGCAATTGCCCTCATGTGGACGAAGCATCAGGTCAAAGGGTTGGTCGGACCAAAAGGCATTGACGTCGGTGACCGTCACGGCGGCGTCTGCCAGTGGCAAAGCAATGTCCCATCGCTCCGAGCGCCGTTCCTCAGCCTCCCGCATCCGAGCGACGCGCCGCGGTTCATCGGCACGAATCCCAACCACATTCGTCCAATGCGTAAAGCCATGCGCGAGCATCCAATCCCGCATTGGCCGGATCTTCAGTTCCTGTGTACAAAACCGCTGGACGGGGTTTGGCAAGAACCGTCCGATCAGCGATCGGAAAGGTTCTCCCTGCCGCGATGCCGTGCGGTATGACACTTCATGGAATGCTGCTACACCTCTGGTGGTAGGTTGGTCATAGCCAACCGGCGCCGCATATTCGATCCAGTGAATCGGAACCTGCCAATGCACCGCTACGTCGCGAACGAAATCCAAGGTCTCGGCGCGTTCCTTCCCGGTATTCGCAAACAGCACATGGACGTCCGGCCGTAGCCCTTCGTCGAGGATCCGCCGCAGCATGTAGCCACTGGTCCGCCCGCCGCTGAATGAGATCACCGCGGGGCCGTCCACGACGAAGGGATCCATCACACCCCCACCGCCTCGGCCACCATCAAGCCCGCGACCGCCTCGTATTCGCGATCGACTTCGGTCAAGAACATCCGCACCAAGAGTTCATAGGCCTTCAGATCCACCTGGTCGCGCGTCACGCGCACGATCACCAGGCGCAACGCCTCGGGAAAGCGATCATCGAACGACACGAAGTCGCACCAGCGCGCGCCGGTCAGCCAGAGCTGATGCTGGATTTGCGCCAGATACTCCTTCGGGACCGCGTGCGTCCGCAGGTACGCCAGGTGCGTCGCGGATTTCGGACACTTGATCTCGACGAGGCCGCCATAGCCGCCGATCTCGCCGTCGGGTGAGCCGCCGGTCGCCAGCTCGGGATGCTGCAGGAAGCCGCACGGCTGCACCAGGGCGCCGGTCGCGGCTTCGTAGGCGGCGCGGGCCTCGCCTTCCTTGTCGATGCCGCGCTGCATCTCGGCATTGATGAAGCCGTTGTCCTGCGAGAGGCCCGTCAGGCGCTCGCAGACGATCTGCAGCCGCAGGTCGCGGCGCGCGGCGGCCTCGCCGGTTTTGATGGTGGCCAGCATGTCGCCGGCGCGCGAGGCTGTCAGCTTGCCCACGCGCGCGGCATACCAGGCCGGCGTGCGTTGATCGGGGGTGGTAATGGTGAATGACATTTACTTCTTCACCGATGCGTCTCTGAATAGATCGCCATCGCGCAATCTGTGGTCACGCTGGTACTGCGTGAAACGACGCCGTCCCTTTTTGCCATTGCATGTTCGGTGCAGGGCGAGGCAGTTTGTTGGATGGGTTGCTCCACCATCCGCAAAGGGGAGATTGTGGTCACCAACCGCCGGATCGCTCTCAGTGAACGGCTTGCCACATGCGGCACACAGGCCGCTTTGCTTAGCGATGGCGTTCGCTAAGACGATTTCCGGAAAGCCGCGGCGATGATCACCAACCGCGCGATAGATCTTCATCGCGGGCGGCCTCTCTTGCTGTTGCTTTTTCGACCGTCGGTCTAGCTTTGGTTGTGGACGCCACACGCCATCGGCGGTTTTTCGCAATCCCATCAATTCGAGATGCAACTCTGGACCGAAACGCCCATGCTCACGGTCCCGCTGTTGCCAGCCGACAACGACAGGCTTCGATCCGTCGGCGGCCGCAACATAGTAGGTGCTAGTGGGCCGAACACCGTGGAGGTCGCGCGGGAAGTCATTCGGCGGATCACATTGCAGACACCACTCGCCGAAGTCCAGCCAACGCCGCTGAGCGTTGGTATACACGCGCTTGCTGTAGGCCGCCGCGGGCCACATAATTTTGCAGGCGGGACACCGTTTCGCCGGCAGGTAGCCGTCAAAGGTGAGCCGAGCGCCACCAGGTAGCGTCGTGAATGGCGCGCGCCGCGTACGAGGCTGTGGCCTGCTGACCATCACGGCGCCGCCAGTTCAAGCGAGGGCTGTCGCAACCGATACGCGGCGATTTCGCAGTACTCCTCGCTGGATTCAATACCGATCGCCTGTCGTCCGAACGCCTGCGCCGCGACTAATGTCGTCCCTGACCCGCAGAAGGGATCAATCACGGGGCCGTCGAACGGCGTTACCCGTAGGATCCTCATCATCAGCGCCATTGGGATCTGGCAGGGATGTTCTGTCTTGTCAGCACTCACGTTCTTGACTTGCTCGATGTGCCACCAGTCATAAAGTCTGGCCTCGTCACCTCTCGCGATCCGCGCAGCCACACGTTTGTCGGTGGGATTTTTATAGGCTTGACTGTCGAGTGATAGATCTGGACTCACGCCAAACCACGCGACGGCTCGCCATTGTTTCGGCGTGTGGGCGTTGTAGACCCACGCGACTAGTTCATCTGGCGCCCGACGGTAGCGTTGCGCGATAGGAAAGATGGCTTCTGGATAATGAATCACCACGAGCGGCATTCGCAGCACATCGCTCAGCAGCGCGTCATACGCCCCCTGGTCGAGGTCGTCGTGATACTCGTTGTAGTGATACCCGACGTTATAGGGCGGATCCGTCACCATGAGCCCACAGGGCAAGGACGGCAGAATCTCTCGGCAGTCGCCGTGATAAATCGTGATGCCGGATTCAGAGTAGTACGGCCGACCGACTGGCACATTTGTGCCAGCAAGGTTTAGGGTTTCCGAGGAGTGCTGTTGAATATCGATAGAATCGCTGGAATTTGATGGCACATTTGTGCCACGTAGATTGAGGTCGCGCGCGACCGTTTCTTTCGATATGCCCAAGAGTCGCGCCGTCGCGCGTTGCCCGGCCCTGATAGCATTTAATTGCTTGACGAGATCCTTCCGCTGTTCGCGCGCGAGCCGAAATTCCTTCATGTCCATCGTTGCGAGAAACGCATCGATGTCCTCGTAGCCCGGGCTGACGCTTTTCCAGCGTTCCTGGCGTACCAGCCATTTCAATTCATCGCAAGCTCGTTCAGACGTGTATCCGGACACATGTACCGATTCGAGCAGCCGCCCATGCACCCGATCCGGCGTCTCGTTCTTCGCGAAGTGCATCACTCACCCTTCGCCTTCTTCGCGTCGGCCTCCACCGCCCTCTTCTTCAACGCGTCCCATGCCCCCGGCTCGGTCGTCGTCAGATACTCGCGCGCGACCTGCGGCGACTTCTCCCAGGCCTCGGCCAGCAGCGCGGTCCCTTCATCGGCGACGGCCGTCATGTCAATCAGCCAGCCATCGAAGTCTTCGGGCTTCGGCTTGTCCGTCGGCTTCGGATCGCGGGTCGGGCCGGCGAAGGCCTCGTCGACGGTGGTATCGCCTTCCTTGATCGCCGTGGCCAGGCCCTTCAGGGTCGCCAGGTGCTCGAGCGTGATGTCCTCGGCGCCCTTGATCTCGAGCAGGCGAAACACCTTCTCGTGCGTGACGCCGAGCTTCAGGAAATACGCCAGCATTTTGTCGCGGCGGCCGACGAGGGTCGACGCATCGCCGACGGCCACCTGGCGGCAGGCGTCGTACACCGGCCCCCAGAAGGCCTTCGGGACCACCTTCAACACCGCATTGCGAATCGCGATCGACGTCGCGGCGTTCGAGGTCACGCCGACCATGTCGTCGCTGAAGCGCTTGCCGTTCTTCGACGTGATCCGCCGCTTCGTCTCGAAGGCAATCAAGACGTTGTTCTGAATGTCGAACGCCGTGCCGCGGGCCGTGATGAAGCGCCCATCGTCATCGACGGGCCGGCCTTCAATCCGCATGTTGCCGTAGGCGCTGGCGAGGATTTCGGCGAAGCGTGACGACGGGCCTTCGATCGTTTTGCCATCCCGGGGCAGCGCATAGATGCAGGATTCGGCGGTCTCCTGATCCAGCGTGGCCATCTCAAGCGCGCGGTCTTTGAAGGTTTTCAGGGACCGCGGGAAGCGCTTCGCCGTGGCGATCATCGTGTCCACTTCGGCGCGCACGAGGGCCATGTCGAGTGACGGTTCGTGCCGCTCCTGGGTTTCCGGCTCGAGGATGGTCGCCGCGTCTTTCGTCATGCTGTGCCTCTCCTTCAGTCGCCGTGCACGCGCCGCCGGCGCTCGCCGGCCTGGTAGAGGGCGAGCCAGCACACGCCGGGCGTGGCACGTGCGTTCGCGTGGCGAATGTAGCCCGCCGCGAGCGCCTGCCCCAGTGCTTCGCGATTCGCTGGATCGGCAAGCCAGACGAGAAAGCTGGCGAGCGCCACGCGCAACGTCATCGCTTCCGGAAACGACAGTACGTGTCCGTTGATCACGGTGTCGGCTTCGACCATGCCGGTAGCGTCGTCGTGCGGCATTACGGTTTGCCCAGCTCGGTCGGAATATCGATCGACTTGTTGCCGTACAGGTGATCGGCCAGGACGTGAAACGCAATCACTCGCGCGCCGCGGGGATCGCGGATGATGCCCGCCGCCAGCATCCTACTGACGACCTCGTTGGCGATCCGCCGGAGCCGGTCGCCGCGCTCGCCGGCTCGCGCGTGGTCGTGGGCCTCGGCCGCGCGCCGCTCGTCGTCGTGCGGCCCGCCGCTCGGCCCGTAGTCGGCGCCGCACCGCGGACAGAGGCCCGCGGTATTCAGCGCCACGACCTCGACATCGTTCATCAGACACTCTCCGCAGTTGCGAGCGGATGATGCCGTGCTCATTGGGTTCCCTCCTCGACCGGCGCGTCCGCGAGGTCCGGATGCCGCTCGACCAGATGCCGATGTAGAAGCGCGCGGAGAAACGTGCGAACCTCGATCACGTCGTCGCCGCGCAGTAGTGCCGCCCACGCGCAGTGGTCACACGTCGTGGACCCGCGCGCCCCGCCAAATCGATCCGCTTCCACGATCGTCATCGGCCGAATGGTCGTCACTTCGATCGGATCCGGCTCTAGCACCGTTGCGCCGTCTTTCGTCATGGGCAGCTCCTCCAGAACAGGTGCAGTAGTCGGCGCAGGCGCGTGAACCAGCGCGGCCGCCCGATGCGGATCCCCGGCGGCAGGACCGGCGGCCGCGGCGACATCAGCGTCGTCACGCCCGCACCTCGATGTCGGTGTTGCCGCAGCGCGGGCACTCCGGATCGGCGTTCGGGGACACCGCCCATTTGTGGCCGCAGTCCAGACAGACGACCTTCACGCGCACGCGGATCGTCATGGCGTCATCGCCCGGGTGCCGTCTTCGACGTGCGCAACGACGGCCCGGATGCGGGCGACCACGGCCGCCAGGCTGTCTGGGTCGAGATGGCGATCGAGGACGGCGAGCAGCTCGCGGCAGCAGCCCACGAGTTCGGGCGCCGCGGCGATGAGCGGCCCGTTCGCGGCCGACGAGCCATCGCCGCAGGAATAGACGAGGGCAATTAGGCCGGTTTCGAGATAGCTGCCGTCCGCGAACGTCACCCGCGGTTCCTCGAGCGCCGGGGCGAAGACGCGGAGGCCGTCGAATGCCCACGGGCCGGGGGTAGGGCTCATGTGAATATCCCTTAGCGGATGCGCCGCAGGCCGCCAAAGCGGGGGCGCTGCCACTCGTTGCGGAGGTAGGTGTCGACCAGGTCGGCGCGGTACCGAATGACGCCGCCCAGGCGCGGCTTCAGTTCCTCCAAGAAGGGGAGCTTGCCGGCACGCTTCAGGTCGTTGAAGGTCGTGCGCGACATCCTGAGACGCTGTTGAATGTCGCGCGCGGTGTAGCAGGCGGCGCTCATGCCGGCACCGCTTCCGCCTGGCCCGCCTTCGCGCGCGCTTTCGTCCGCGGCGGGCCGAACTCAATCGACATCGGGTCGACCCCGAGCGCCTTGCCGAGGGCGACCACCGTCGCCAGGGACGGCCGGGCGTTCTTGTCGTTCTCCAGGCGCGAGATGCTGTTCTGCGCGATTTTGCTTTTCTTCTGCAGGTCTTCTTGCGTCATGCCGAGACGTTTGCGCGCCGTACGAAGGTGCATCCCCGTTCCTCCTAGCTGAGGCGGGTAGGCTAAATCCCGATACGGATAGCCGTCAAGGATGCGATAAATCCTTAGGAAATACGAAAAGACCGTGCAAGAGCTAGCTCAATATCCGAAGTCGGATACTATTATGGCTATGACGTGGGTGGAAATTCGTGCGCACTACGCGGCGCTTCATGCGCAGGCGCGGGCGGCGGGCGCGACACAGAAGGCCATCGCCGAACGGGGAGGCATCGCGGGCCAGAACACCGTGTCGTCGCAATTCTTCGTCGAGCTTGAGCAGGGGGCGGCCGGGACACCTGAACCGCCCGCCGCGCCCACGGCCTCGGTGATTGATCGGTTGAATCGGATCGAACGCGCGCTCGAGAGTCTCGGTGTCTCGGTGTCGTCGTCGGCGGCGGCGTCATCACAATTGGCATCGAGCAGCCTCGGCGCACCGGCACCACCGGGCACCCAAGAGGGGAGACCATCCCATGGCTGTTCTGCGCTTTCCCCAGCTGTCATCAATCACAACCACATCGCCACGCCCGATCTGTGGCAGTTCGAAGCCAAAGTCGACGCGAGGATTGAAAGCGTCCAGACCGCGCTCGGGCGGCTGGATGCCCGCGTGGCGAGGCTGGGTCACCGCGATGGAAACGTCCCTTCGAAGAAGCCCACCGCGCGAGGCACGCATCGTCGTCGAGAAGCTGCAAAGCCTGCGTAATTACGTCGAACAGAGGAGAAGTGCGTGTGAAAAAGCTAAAAGGAATCCGACCCAGAGGTAAGAAGTGGGAGGTCTACGTCCGGGTCGATGGCAAGCTCCGTACGGAGACCTTCGACGCGCTCGATGTGCCGGAGATGCGCGCGTGGCAGGAGCGGCAGCGATCGATCGTCGCGCCGCCGCCGGCCAAGGGGACACTCGCGGCGCATGCCGAGGACTACTTCGCGAAGCCAGAGGTCGCCGCGCAGCCCTCTGTCGACCAGAAGAAGGCCCATGTGAAGCTGTGGCTTGACCTGCTCGGATGGGACACACCGATCGGGGCCATCACGCGCGACCACCTCGAGCACATCCTGCAGGACTGGCTGCAGACCCTCGCGCCGGCCACGGTCTACCATCGGCGCTCGTCGTTGTTGGCCGTCTTCACCTTCGTGTATGGGACGCACGCGGAAAACGTCGTGCTTGATACGACGGTGCCGGCGGCGTGGACGCCGCGTGATCAATCGGTCGACTTCGCGACCCTCGCGAAGATTCTCGACGCGATGCCCACGGAGCGCGTCGTGAAGCAAGGGATTCGACAGCCATCCGCTGCGCGCCTCGTGAGCGCGCTCCTGATGCACACGGGCGTGCGAGGCTGCGACCTCCTGCAGGTGCGGCGCTCGCATGTCGATTGGCAGCGGGGCGCCGTGCAGATGCCGCCCACGAAGAAAGGGAAGGGCGGGGAATGGTGGATGTGCGTGCTGAGCGACGAGGCGCTCGCGGCGCTGCGCGCCTTCGACGCCGCCGATCTGTATGGCCAGTTCTCGCCTGCGGCCGTCAGCCACAGCTACAAGCGCGCGTGCCGGCGGGTCCTCGGCCCCGAAACGCCCGTGCATCTCTACTCGATGCGGCACAGTGTCGGCGCAGACACGTTGCGGGCGAGCGGCGACACCGCAACAGTCGGACGGGTGCTTGGGCACACCCAGGGCTCGCGGATGTCGGAGCAGTATTCGAAGGGCGCGCATGCCGAGGTCGACCGGCGCGCGGTCGAGGCGATGGCCGCCGCTAGACGGGCGTCTCTGGCACCGCCCGTGCCTGAAAAGTTGGCCGCCAAGTTGGCGACGTCTCGTAAAGGCCCTAATCGTAGCAAGTTACGACGGGTAGGCTAGTGCTTCCCAAGCCTTGGACACGGGTCCGATTCCCGTAGCCCGCTCCACCACGAAAACCCCAGAAACATTGACGAAAAGCCCGGTTTCATTGATGAAATCGGGCCGTCGTTTTTCTACACCAGTAGGCCGGATCGTGCCGGTTCATGCCGGGGGGCTGGGGAAAAGTTGGCGAAAAAGTTGGCGGAAGTTGGCAGAAAAGTTGGCGGCGCCGCAAGCCTTGGATACGGTCAGCGTCGCTTCTTCGCGTGCGCGTCAAGCGTGGCGAAGAGATCGTGGATCTGTTGGGCATGGCGCCCGGCCTTCAGGAGACGGGCGCGCTCCGCGTCGAGCGCATCGGCTGCCGGTGATCGGGGCGCTTCGGTCGGCCGTGCACTTGCCGCCCGCGCCCAGGGCGGCTCGACGGCCGGGAGGAACTGATGCTCGATGGCGGCGAAGAAGTCGGATGGTTTCACGCCGAGCCCCATGAGCCCACGCACAAAGGTCTCGACCTGCGGCCCGGCGCCCTTGCCGTGCACAATGCGCGATACGGCATTCTGTCCCGCAAGTCCACCGTGCGCGGCGACCGCCGCCTGCGTTGCGCCGTGCGCCCTGGCCCTCCCGCCGATTGGTTTGACCGCAGCCCATCGCCGCGCGTAATCGGCGCGGATCACCTTCCAGACGTCGCCCACCTTTTCCGAGTATATCTATGGACGGATAAACCTAAACGGTTAGCTTGTACTGTATAAAGGCGTGTCGCGCATTGTCGGTATTTTATGGCGTGCCAGCGTCGATAGAGTATCCGTATCTAGATACAACTGGACTGTCGGCACGCCGACAGCCGCACGCCGAATCGTTAGGCTTTTTGCGCGGCAGGCCGCTTGCTCTGTCCCGAGCCGAAAGGAATCACCGCCCATGCATCGATTCGGCCTCGCATTCCTGATCCTCTGCTCTGGAAGCCTCGCAGCCTGCAGCCACGAAACAGTGAAGCACTTGCCCGCGTCCGTCGAGTTGAATAGCTTCTTCGTCAAGGTGACAAACGACGACCATCAGGATTGGCGCAACGTGCGGCTCCGCGTGAATGAGAAATATTCCTGCCCCGCGGTCGATACTATCGAGCCCGGCGCGACCGCCACCGTCAAACTGGCGGGCTGCGTGGCCGACGACGGAGAACGCTTTCAGCCGCTGAAGACCGCGGCGCTCCGGATCGTGGTCGCCGCCATTCAGGTGGACGAGACCGGAGAAGCAATCAGCACCTTTCACGACTGAAAGCAAGACGATCGAGGGTCCTCCCCGCTTAGGAGGCGGGTTGTCCACTGTAACGTCTTTGTTGACGTCACTTGCAGCGACTTCCATCCAAGACTTCCATCCGACGCGGCGCGTTAGCCGGGCGTGGGCACGGCCGGCGGCGGCGTCGGCAGCTCCTGGTCCGGATGGGGCTCAGGGGTCTCGGGCCTCTCAGGGCGATCAGGCCTATCAGGCCTATCAGACCGATCCCCAGGAAGGCCTTGGCCGGGCCGCGGCGTCGGTGTGGGATCCGCGATCGGGTGATCGACTTTTGGGCTCATGGCTGCTCCTCTGTGATGATGGGGATGTCGTCCGTGCCGGCGCCGCCGAAGCGTTCCGCCATCTCCTCATCCGAGATCACCTCGATCGGCTTGCCCGAGTAGCGATTCGAAATCACCCACTCGGTCTCGTGCAGCTCGAACGTCTTGGTGTCCGTGAAGACGCGCGGCAGGCCATCGGTGAAGAGATCGGGAATCAGCACGGCGCCAATCGGCAGCGGCGCGCTCGCCAGGTATTGCTCGGCGAAAATCTTGAGGGGCCGCTCGGTGTGTTGTTTCTGATTCCCTTGGGGCTGGTGGGGGGGGGCCATACGTCCTCTGCTGCTTAGGCGATTTCGTAGCTGCCGCGCACCGACAGGATGGCGTTGGCGCTCCACGTAAAGGGCACGGTCGGGTTGACGAGGGCCCCGCTCGTGGTCAGCAGATAGACCGCCGCGGCGCTGATGCAATAGGCAATGATCGGCGGATACGCGGCGCCCACGCCGGACATCGCCGCGGCGCGAAAATGGATCTCCTGCGCCGCGCCCGTGCCGAAGAATCGCGGCGTGAAGGGCAGGGTCAGGGTCCAATACGTGCTCGTCCCGAACGTGGTGGTGGACCCCATCGCCAGCACGATCGACAGGTCGATCCACTGCCCAATCCGCTGATACCGGCCACTCAGGATGCCGTTCCCGAGGACGGGCTGCACGCCATCGCCGCCCGCCCAGGCCGCCGCATAGGGCGTCCAGGCGCCGGACACGCCCGGCAGCGCATCGATCGGATCGAGCAGCACGGTCTTGATCGCGTTCTTATTCCAGATAGAGCCGACGAGGTTGGATCCGTCGTCGTCCACCAGGGCGTTGTAGGCCGTGCGATCGATACTCACGATGCCTCCAGGGTGCCGGCGAGCTGCCGTAAGAGGTCATCGAGCGAGAGCCGCACCGAACTCGCCGTGACGGTGAACCGCGGCGCCAGGCCGGGCGCCAGATCGATCTCGTCGATGGTCACATCCTGAATGACGAGCGTGCCGCGGATCGGCGGCGACACGAGGTCGACCACGATCGGCTTGCCGCTCTTGGTCTTCAGATCGCGCGTGGCATAGGTCACCGTCGCGATCGGGTTCTTGTAGGCGATCAGGTGCGCATCACACAGGGCCGTGATCGAGGGCTCGCCGCGCCGCTCGTCCTGCACCAGGTATTCGTAGATGCCGTCGCCGCCGTCGCGCGCCGCCATCGCGGTTTGCGCAGGCACGTCATCGCGCTGCACCCAGAGATAGACGACCGTGCCCACCGGGGCCGTCAGGGCGCCGCCGCCGAGCACCGTCACGCCGGTCAGGACGGGCGCCGCCAGGATGTGATCGCCATAGCGGACCGTCGTGATCAACGCGCCCAGGCCTGACGGCGGAATGCCCGTCAGGGAATTCCCCGAGATGCCGCTATACCGCACGAGCTGCGACCCGAGGATCACCCAGCCGCTCGAGCGGAACGGCCCCGCGCTGGCGGTGGGGATCGTCGGCGATCCCGCGTTGACCTGGCCCTGTGGCTGCGTCAGGCCTGACGTATCGCCGGTCGGCACGTTCGCGCCGAGGCTCCCATCGCCCAGGGCGTCGAGATAGGTCAGCGTGACGTTGTCGGCGATCGTGACGAGCAGCTTGAGCTGCGCGCCATTGACGGTCGTGCGATAGACCTTGCGCGCGGACACTGAGGCCGCGCCGACCGCGATGCCACTGAGGGCGACTTGATTCGCGGTCGCCGTGTTGCTCACGGGCGCCGTCGCGCCGAGTGACGCATCAGGGATCGTGTCCGTCCAACTTGTGGTGACGTTGTCCGCGATGGTCGCGGCCAGCTTCAACGACGCGCCACCGGCCGCGGTGCGATAGACCTTGCGCGCGGTCACCAGCGCCGAGCCGAGCGGCAGCGTGAGCGGGAACCGTTGCAGCGCGGCGGTGTTCACGGTCGGCGCCGCGGCCCCGAGGCCGGCGTTGGGCGTCGTGTCGGTGTAGGTCGTGGCCGTGGGATTCGCGAGGGTCGCGACCAGTTGGAACGCGCCGGATCCATTGAGCCGCCGATACAGTCTCCGCGTCGAGACGCCATCGACGGGCACCCCGGTCAGCGAGGCCTGGGCGATCTGGGTCGTGTTCACGCTCGTCGGCGCGGTCGGACCTTGGACATAACTCACCCCGACAGCGGAGCCGCTGGGATCCTGATACCCCTTCCACACCCCGTTCGCGTTGACGTAGGTGCGCAAACTCTTCACCGCCGGATCGCTGCTGAGCGGATAGGTCGAGCAGTAGCGACTGTAGGCCAGCCAGGTGCCGCCCACGAGTTGTCCCGTCGCGACGAAGGAGGCCGATTGCACGCCCGTCGTTTCGCCGCCGGCCGCCGTGCGAAAGACATCGACGAAGTAGACGGTATCCCCCACAGCCCAGAGTGCGGTGTAGGGGCTCACCGGGATCCCGACGTCCCGCGGCACGGTCGGCGGCGCCACGATGCGGGCTGTGACCGATCCGCTGATCGGCCCGGGCGTCGTTTCGCCGATGGTCGTGACGAACGACACCACGTAGTCGTAGACGCCGCCGACATCGAGGCCCGCGCCACTCTGCAAGGCGGCGGTCGGCGCCGTGGTCGGCGCGGGTGTGAGGCCCGTCGCGGCCGAGACGCTCGGCCCCGGCGTCGTCTCGCCGCTCGCGGTGACAAACGTCGTCGCGTATTGATGCGTGCCCGGATCAGGTCCGCTGCCCACCGTCGGCAGGCCCACGGTCGGCGCGCTCGGGGCCGGAAGCGGCCCGGTGGTGATCGCGGCGATCGGCCCCGGCAGCGATTCCCCGGACGCCGTGACGTTGGTATAGGCGTATTGATAACTCCCGTTCCCGAGGCCGGCCCCGGCGGCCAGCGTCGGGTTCGGGGCCACACTCGGGCCGGCACCAGGGCCGACCAGTGAACCGTTGCCGCCGAGATCCCGCCCGGTATAGGCCAGCACTTGCGAGACGGCGATCGCCTTCCCGCCGGTCGGTGCAAACATCACCGTGTCGGCGATCGGCAGGATCGTCTCCCCGGGCAGGACCGCGCTCAGGAGCTGCTCCCCGTGCCCGCGGCCATACACGCGCGTGCGCACCTGGGACATCTCGGTCGCGCCGGCAATCGGTGGATCGTTCAGGAACCGCTGCGGCGTCATATCGATCGGATCGGGCGGGTCCGTCGTCTCGGTCAGAAACAGGTGCAGTTGCCTGTCGAGGAAATACCAGTAGCCGCCAATCAGATTCGTGATCTGCGTCAGGCAGCGGGACATCCCTTCAGAGCCATCGAACACGACCGTGACCGGCGGCAGGCCCGCCTGCACGAACGCGGTGCCGAAGCCCGGCACGAATTGCGCGATGAGCTGCTGCGCGACCGTCGTCGCCGAGACGTTCGTCCACGATCCGAACGGGCGGCGCCGATTCGCACGGGCCGTATCATCCGTGGCGCTGCACCGGTAGATCGCTTGCTCGGGCCGGCCTTGATAGGTCACGGCCACCTGGCTGACCGTCCCGTTGAACAAGAGCACGGGCGCATCGACGCCGACGGTGATGCGGAGGGTTTGCGCGACGCTCGGCGGCGCCTCGCCGAAGGCATTGGCATAATGCCGCGCGATGCGATCCGCGAAGAGATACGGATAGACCGCGACTTCATCGATCGCGCCGGCAAACGGCCAGATCAGCGTCCCCGCCGAGATCCCCCGATGGCCGATCACGAGCGGGCCGGCCCCTCCGGTCATGGTCCCCGGCACGTCGCTGCGGTAGGCTTGCAGCGTGCCGTTCTTATAGAACTGGAGATGGCCGGCCGTGTGATAGACACCCACCAGATGCACCCAGTGGCCGACGTCGCCGGGATCGACGGGGATCGTGAGGGACGGGACGCCAAAAGAGCCCGCGACCTCAAACAACCAGAGGGTCCCGTATTGCATCAGCGCATAGCCGGTATCCACGGCCCAACTGGTCGTCTTTTCGAGAATCCCGCCATACTGGGACGCCTGATCCGTCTTGACCCAGGCTTCGACCGCCACCGTGTTGACCAGCGCGAGATCGGCCGCGTCGGCGACGTCAATCCGGGCACCCACCACGCCCGGAAAATGCATCGCGCGGTCCCCATCCCCAATCGCCCCCGGCACATTGATCGTGATCGCGCCGGTCACCGTCCCCGTATGCCCGCGGCCGGTCTGATCGAGCGCGGTCGCGGTCACGTCGCCCAGGCGCCAGTAGGCGATCGGGCCCTCTGACAAGACCCCGTCGGCATACGCTTCATGCGCCGCGGCCTCGATCGCCAACTCCGCGGTATTGGGCGCGTCATTGATGACATCACGGATGGTGAGCGAGCCGATCCGGACCCGGCCCCGCACGTCGGCCCCGTCCAGCAGGATGCCCACCTTCGCAACCCGGGCCTTCGCGACCGCCGCCTCGAGATAATTCAGGCGGAAGTTATTGAGGCGCGCGGTGCCGAGCAGGGCGTTCGTCATCGCCATGTCAGCGCAGCGGGAGCTGCTGGCCGGCGCGCAACGTGCGCATCAGCTCGGCCGAGATTTGCCGGGCGACATCGGCCGCCGTGCCATTCACGTGGATGGTGATGTTCTGCGTGACCCCGACACCGCTCCCGCTGGTCAACGGGACGATCGCTTCCTTGCCATGCAGGATCGCGAGCGTGCCGCTGCCGAAGTCGCCGACGCCGCCCTCCGCGAAGCTCGGCGGATAGTAGCCCGATCCGATGCGGGGCTGATTGCTGTAGCCCGACGATCCGGCCGTGCCCGCGAGCACGTCGAAGATGTTGTCGGGCAGCTCGCCATGCGGCCCGATCTCGATGCGCTGGCCATTCGGGCCGATGAGATACTTCACGCCGCCCGCATTCTGGATGCTCGTGCCCGGCAGCTTGATCCCCCCCGCCAAGGATTGCATCTGGCCGACGGCGGATCCGACCGTCTCCACCGCTTTAGCCGCGACTTTGGTCAAGGCCTCGTCGGCTTTGTATTCGATCGCCGCGGCTTGCTCGGAGGCGAGCGCCTCGATCGCCGCGTTGTATGCGGCGCGATGGGCTTCATCGCCTTTGTAAGCTTTCTCCTGTTCATCGACGGTTTCCCAGATCTTGAGAATCTGATAAGAGGTGCTATCGAGCGTCTGCTTGTGGATGAAATCGTTATACGCCGCGTTCGCCTTCTCGACGGCATCGATCCCGCGCACCTCGGCCTCGCGTGTTTTCTGCGTCTCGATCCGTTCATTCGAATTGAGTTTTTTCATCCAGTCGTCACTATCGACGCTCCTGGCCGTTTCGAGTTCGCGCACCTTCTTCACGGTGTCACCGTAGGCCTTCAGCGTGTCGTCGAGGTATTTCACCGCGCCGGCCGTGAGTTGATAGGCATCGACCACGGTTTGCTGCGAGGCCCCATGCTTGAGCGCATTGTTCGCCAATTCCACCGTCGCCGGATTCAACGTCTTGATCTCGGCGTTCCAGTCCTTCGTGAGATCGGCGATGGCGGCGAGCGCGGGCGCCTGTTTTTCCTGCACCTTCGCCCAGGCATCGGACTTCGCGACGATGTCGTCGAGATCCTTGGGGAGCCCTGGCGGGACAATCGCACCCCAATCGATGGCCTCCTTGGTCGTCGCCTTCACGAACTCCTCGAACGAGTCCTTCATCCGGCGGAACCCTTCCGTCGTTCCCGTGAGCGCGTCCGCGATGACCTGGCCAAACCCCGCTTTGAAAATACCGACGACTTTTGAGGCGTTCGTCGCGGCCGTGTCGAGGACCTGGACGGTCGTCGTGCTCCACACCGTGGCGCTGTCCTTCGCCGCATCAAAGCCCTGTTTGATTGCCGGCAAGGCCTCGGTAAAGGTCTTGCCCATCAAGCTCGTCCCGACGGCCACCTTTTTGGTTTGATCGTCCGTTTCCTTGAGGGCGTCGCCGACCTTGAGGAAGGCGTCCTCCATCGACAGCTTCTTGATGTCGGCGAACTGCAAACCAATCTGTTGCAATTGGCCTTCGACCGCGGTGTCGCCGGAGCCCAGAGCTTTCTGAAGATGCGTCGCGGCGCCCGCGATCGTGTCGAGGCTCACCCCCGTTTCATTGCCGACCTTCTGAAACCCTTGCAGGGCCTCGACGCTGATCCCAGTTTTCGCCGAGAGGTTCTGCAATTGACTGGCCGCGGCAAAGATTTCCTTCCCGAACGCAATCGCCTCGTCAATCACGCGCTGCAGGGAGAGGGCCCCAAACGTCCCCGACAAGGTGCTGAGCGCGCTATTCCAGAATCCCGTCTTCTCGCCCGCGTCCTTTGAGGCATTGGCGAGCTGCTGAATCCCGGCGGGCACGTCCTGCCCGAGCTTCTGCATTTTCTCGACGGCTTCTTGTGCAGTGCCGCCGAGCCGTTGGAGTTCGGCCTCGGTGAGTTTCGAGACACCGCCGAGCCGCTCGACCGCTTCCGCGGCGATGGTCGCCGCCTGGACGATCGAGACGCCGCTGATGGACTTCTCCATCGCGCTCAGACTGGTCGCGACCTTGTTGGCGTTGCCCTCGAAGGTGACGAGCTTCGTCTGTGCCGCCTCGACGGCGGCGACGAACGTGCCGAAGTCGGCCTGAAAGGTCGTGGTGATCGGCATCTCAGAAGTCCTCGCGCTCGCGGTCCTTCGATTCCGTGATCAGCATCTCGACGAGCACCTCGTAATCGTCCTGACTCAGCTCGCGGACCCACTCGACGCGCCAGCCGCAGCGCCGGGCGATGGCGAGGTCGCTGCGGATGCCATCTCGCCACCCTGGCCGTTTTTTCGGGCGACCCGCACCGCCTCGCAGGCCAGATCGTGCGCGTCGACGGCGTTGACGATGTCGTTGTAGGTCTCGATGTCGAGGCCATCAATCGCCGATTCGCTCACCGGCTCCGGCCGCCCGTCCGCGTTCAGCAGGGACCACCCGACCACGTATTCGACCACTTTGGTGAGGCCGACCTTGTCCGGGTCCAGCTTCGTGGGCTTGCCGGCGTGCATCTCTTTCACGAGTGCGGAGAAGATGCGCCGCGCCTCGCCCGCGTTGAGTTCTTTCTTGACGTCGATCCATTCGCCGCCCGCGAGCGGCAAGCGCACGACATCCCCGGGCACGAACCGACACCGTCGTTCTTCCATCCCATCCCCCTCAGTGCTCGGGCGGGCCGAGCACGGCGTAGAGCTGATCGCCGACCACGTCGATGGACGCGATCGACCAGCACCACTGACCTTCTCGTTCGCGATGCGCGGTGAACAACAGCGGCCGCTGCCGACACTGGAAGGCATCGGCGCGCGTCACCCGGGCGGCGAGCTGCCACACGGGCGCCTGGCGCGGCTGTTCCTGCTTGGCGATCGTCCACGCGCCGAGGACCGCGGCCGTGCGATGCCCCCAGAGCACCGCGCCGGCTTGCCCTCGGATCGTCAGGCGGCGGAACACGCGCTTACGCGCCGGGCGTCTTCGGCTCGGGGCGCGGTTCGCGGCTGCGCCCCTGCGGGCCGCGCATCAGGGTGGTGCCGCTCGCCATCGTCCACGGGCCGGCGGCCATCCAGGTGCCGGTCACCGTCGGCGCGCTGTCGACTTTCACATCGAGGTCGGCATCGAGGTAGGCGAGGCCGGTGAATTTGAAGGTGGCCTCAGTGTCGTTGGGGACGAGTTCGAGCATCCCCGGCGTATCGGCCAGGGCGGCCTCGAACATCGTGGTATCGGCAGAGTTCCAGTAGCCGGCCAGCGTGCCCTGCACGTCGGGCAAGCCGGGGACATAGACCTTATTGGGGTCCCCGAAGCAGCTCACGTCCTGCTTCGGCGTCTTCCAACTGATTTTGAAATTGTTCACGCTGATGATCTCGACCGGCGTGATGCCGAGCGGGTCATACTTCACGACCCCGTTGCGCCCTGAGAGAATCGCCATGGTTTCGTCTCCTGTGCAAACCCGTGGTTACGGCAGACTCGGATCGCGGTACAGCGAGACGCGATAGCGCCCGCCGCGCCGCCGCCACACGATCGTCGGATCGACTTCATCCACTTCGGTCCCGCGCACGAACTCTTCGCGATAGAGCGCGGCCAGTTGATAGCCGGCTACGGTCAACGTGCCGTCCTCGAGCAGCGCGTCGATGCGCGCCGCGGCCGCCGCCACATCGCCGCCCGACGCCTTGAGCACGCGCGCCTCGACGAGCAGCAGCGCTTCTTCGATCACCCGCCCCTGGCTGAAGACCGGCGTGTCGGTCGCGAGAATCTGCGACACGATCACAAACCGTGTCGCCGCGGGCGGGCCCATGTCCTCGTACACCCCGTTCGGCACGAGCGCCAGCAGCGCGGTGTCGGCGCCCAGCTTCGCGATCACGCCGTTGACGATCGCGGAGGAATCAGACATCGCCGCTCACCGTGAGGCCTTCGTCGACGAGCATCGCTTTCAGCTCGCGATACATCTGGGCCCGGCGCCGAATCGCGGTCGGCAACATGATGTGCAGCGGGGGCATCCGGCCGCGATTGAAGCCCCGGCTCGTGTGCCGCGCATCGCTGCCGTTCTCGACCATCCACGCGTGCGGCGAGGTGTTGACCACCTCGATCACCACGCCATAACGGCCGCCGGCCTTGTCGCGCTTCTTGAGCCCGCGCGAGAGATTGCCGGTGACCTGGTGCTTCGCGTAGTCGGCCGCCATCGTCGTCCGCGCGTCCTCCGCGGCCGTCGTCACGATCGTCTGCGCCTGACCGGCCAGGTGCTCGGGCAGGGTGCGCAACTGCGTCAGCAGCTCGTCGAGGCCCGTCATGGTCACGCTGGCCATCAGGGCTGCACCTCGGTGCAGATGAGTTCCAGCACGCGATGACGCTCGTCGACGTCGCGGACCTGGAGCACATTAAAGAGGCGCGCGCCGAGCACCAGCCGCGTATGCGTGGTGACGTCCGCGCGATACCGCCCGCGGACGACATACGAGGCCGTCGAGATCGTCGTCCCGGCCATCGGGGCTTCGCCGCCGGTCGGCGCCGCGCCGAGGCTCACGGCCCACGTCGCCGGCAGGCCGTCCACCCACGTCTCGGTATAACCGCCGTCGCCATCGGCCGCGGGCGCCCCGGGCGCCTGCACGGTCACGCGGGACCGATAGGCGCCACTCCCGGTCAGCCGATCGCGTTGGGCCGTCAGCGCGCCCGGCATCAGGCCATCGCCAGGTCGTGATAGGGGCGTAACAGTTCACGGACCGTCACGCCGAGGGATTCGTCGGCCAGGCGCGGCGGCCCGTCGCCGTCATCGCCGCGGAACCGATCCAGCTCGCCGGTCTGCACGAGGATGGCGGCCACGACGACCGGCGGCACCGTGCCGGCCGTCCAGCCCTCGACGATGGCCTTCGACGGCGCGGTCACGCTGCACCAATTGAGGACCTGGGCCTCGGCCTGGTCAAGCAGCGCCTGCAGGTCGACATCCTCGTCGGTCGACGTGATCCGCAACCGCGCTTTGAGTTGATCCAGCGTCACAAAGGTCGACACGGCTTACCGCCGCCTCGTCTCGTCGTAGACCTGTTGCCAATCGCGCCCGGCGGGCCCTGGCGGGCCGCTGGGGCCGTCCTTGCCGTCCTTGCCATCGCGCCCGCGCTTGACCTTGAGCGTCCACGCCTTCGAGCCCTCACCCGGTTTCGTGGTCGTCGGCGCCACGCAGTGCCATTCCGAGCCGGCCCAGGTCACGCCATCGCCGGGCTCATACGACCGGCCCTCGACCCACACGCCGCGATAGAGCGCGACCGCGAAGCGCGCCGTCCCGACGTCCTTCACGCGGTCCCCATGCACGGCCGCGATCGTGAACGAGCGGTCGTCGCGTTGCGTGACCGTCAGGTCCTCGACGCCGAGCCCGTCGACGCCGTCCCGCCCGGGGGGGCCAGGTGGACCCGGCACCAGCGCGCGCGCCTCGAGCGTTGCGACCCGCTCACGCAAGACGGGCGTGTCCTTCGCGGTCTCGCCCAACTGCACCAACTGCGCGTCGATCGCCGCCTGCCGCTGCACGAGCGCCGCCGTGGCCCGCGTGACCGTCTCCCGAATGACGGGCACGATGCCGGCGACGAGCGCGGTAATGTCGGCTTCGGTCATGCGGCCTCGAGCGCCTGCGCGAGTAGATGCCGCACGGTCGCCGTCACCTGATCGGGCGAGAGCTGATCCGCCGCGGGCGGTGCGACCATCGGCGCCGGCTGCGGCTTCGACAAGGGATCGCCGCTGTCGCGCTGCGCCAGCGCCTTCAGCGAAAACATTTGCTGCTGCATGTACGGCGTATCGCCGCCCTCGACGGGGCCGAGGCCGAAGTACTTGAGCCGCGCCTCATCGGGTGACACCGCGCCCGCGCTGATGGCGTCGTGCGCCGCCTTCGTCTTCGTCAGCGTGTCCATCCAGATCAGATCGTCGATGTCGAACTCGGTCCCGTATTGCGTGCCGTTGACCGGCAGCAGTAGGCCGAGGCCCTCGTCCAGACTCGTTTCGAGGTTCGTCATGAGCGATTGCAAGCACTGGGCGAGGTACTGCTGGAGCAGCGGCTCGACGTTCGCGTAGGGCGGCGGCGGCCCGACGCCAATCATGTAGGGCTGCACGTGATAGCAGCTACACACGGTCTCGGCCGTCCACTTCAACTGTTCGATCAGTTGCGCATCGACGGCGTTCATCGTCAGCGGCGTGTACTTGATGTCGGCCGTGATGACGGCGACCTTGCCGGCGTTGCCCGCCCCGTTGAAGGCTTCCCAATCGGTCTTGGCCTGGGCGAGCTGCGCGGCGGTCATCCCGGCCGGCGCGGTGATCAAGCCGCTCGGCCGGCTGCCGTTGGTGAAGAACTGGCTTGACTGGTTCTGAATCGCGAGCCCCTGCATCGCCGCGAGGCCGCACGCGAAAATCGGCGAGACGCCGACCAGCGGATGAAACAGGCAGATCATCGTGTCGTGGATGATCTCGCGCGCCGGCACGATGATCGATTCGCTCGTCAGCCCGGCCAGCTCGCCCGAGAGATCATCGCGGCGCAGCTCGTAGTAGATCCCGCCATCCGGCGCCACGAGCGGCTTGACGCGACACGGATCGAGCACGTAGAGCGCGACGACGACCCCGCGGCCGTCGCGTTCCTTCAACACGTAGGTGTTGCCCCAGACCAGTTTCGAGGTGATCCACTGTTCGACGAATTTGTTGATCGTCTGGTAGCGATTCGGTTTGCGCAGCACCGGGCTGAAGGCCGGCGAGTCCGTTTCCTCCCACACGTCCTCGTCGGATTGCTCGACCAGGCGCAGGCACAGCTTCCCGATGTCCGACGCGATGAGCGTGACGCAGGCATAGACCGCGGAATACGCCAGCACGAGGTCGCGGCGGCCTTCGACGTTGACCTGCCAGGCGCCCGCGTAGGGTTCGCGCACGACGAGCGGGTACCAGCCGCCGCGGGTGCTGTCGAGGCCATTGGGCGCCGTCAACGTCTTCGCGGTCAGCTCGAGCGACCGCCCGAAGAGGTGCACACGGACGGTCGCCATCAGCGCCGCCGCGCCGCCGCGGTGAACGTGAACGACAGCGCGTTGCTGGCCGTGCCGGTCCCGTGCTTCACGGTCACCGGGACCGTGTCGGGGCCGAGCCACATGGTCATGTCAACGCCCGTCGTCACCTCGGTCGGCGACACCACCGTCGTCGGTTCATCACGGCCGGCGAACACGATCACCGCTTCCGGCGTAAAGCCCGAGCCCTGGACGTGCAGCGTGAACGACGGCGCCCCCAGCGCCACCGTCGCGGGGACGAGGGCCGTCAGCACCGGGGGAGGCGTCCCGGGGGCCGTGTCGGTCCAACCGTCAATCGAGACGAACCCGATCCCGCGCAGCGTTTCCGCGAGGACGCGATCGGTTACCGCGTAGGTGTCGCCTTCGATGTGGACGACGCCGTTTTCCGTGTGGTAGGTGCGGGCGACGACGTCGAGGGAGGTTCCGGCCATGTCGTGTCACTCCGTGTCGCGAACCCGGCCTGCTCGAGGGTCTGGACGTGTTCGGGGTCGACCGCAATCGTGTCGCCCACGCGCGGGTACTGGCCTTCCCAGTACCCGTCACGCAGGACCGTCATCGGCGTCCGCATCACGCGGTGTAGGTCGCGACCGTGTATTGCACGACGCCGGTGCGGCCTTTCTTCCAGTTGATGAACCGCTCGGCGCGCAGGCCGACCAGGTTCATCTGCCACAGCGACGTCAAGAGCGTCGTCGCGAGCGGCGGATTGTCGAGCGCTGTATCCATCTGCAAGGACGCCTCACGCGAGACGTCGATGGTCACGCCGCCGTCATCGGCGTAGAGGATGCTGTTGGGCTGCAACAGCGCGACGGTCGTGCCCGCGGCCTGCGAGGCCACCGCGGTGTAGCCCATGATCGTGCCGCCCATCGGCGTCGCGCCCGGAAACAGCGGCTGCCCCAGCGGATTCAGCGCGTTGGTGAACGCGGCGGCGTTGGTCTCCGACAGCACGAGGACGGCGCCGGACGTCGAGATGCCGAGCGCGATCATCGCGTTCGCGAGCGCCTGGACGTCAGTGCGCGCATTAGCCGGCGACGTCCCGGCGGTCGTGATCGGCGTCACGCCGTTCGTGACCGAACCCGGCGAGACGCCCGCCACCGCGGCTTTGCTCGGATCGATGAACTCCGTATCCAAGAACGCCGCGATCCCGTTGACCATGTCGCGCCGGATGACTTCCTCAGCCGACGGCGTCGAGGTCCGCGCGAGTTCCTCGGTGATCACGATGATGCCGGCGGCCTTGGTGATGCCGAGCGTCACCGTCGCAAACGCGAGCTTGCCGACCGGCTTCGGCGCCCCCTGGCCGACCCACTGATACGTCCCGCCGCCGGTCTGCGCGGCGACCGAGACGTTAAAGGGCACCTTCACGAGGCCGGGAATGCGGCCGAGGATCGTCGCCGGCCGCAGATACGCGAGAAACTCCGAGGTCAGCGGCGTGATGGGCGCGAGCGGGCCCGCCCAGGTCGCGTCCGTCGTCGTGCCGGCGGCGACGGCGGCCTTCAACACCAGTTCGACTTCCGGCGTCGAATCATGCCAGCGCTTGGCATACTCGACGGCCTGCATGGTCGAGCCCTTCGAGACCGCGAGCGCCTGGCAGTAGCGGATGAACGCCGTGCCCGGAATGACGTTGCTCTTGACCGAGATGATCGGCACGCCGCTCCGCTGCGCGCTGGCCTCCTCGGACGTGCCCGCCGTGATCGGGGTCGCCTTGGCAATCGTGGTCGCCTCGAGCGCGCGCAAGCGCACCAGATGGGCGTCGACCGCCTTCAGCTCGCCGGCCAGGCCGTCGTATTCGTCGGTCTCGGCCTGGTCGAGCGTCGCGCCGGCCTCGGCCGACTTGGTCATGATGGCCGTCATCCGGGCGTGTTTCGCGGCGCGGCTGTTCTCGAAGCTGGCAATCTGTTCGTTGATGGTTTTCTGTTCCATGGGACGCGCGTCCTTGTTGACGCGCACGATCGGGAGGGTGTCCCTGTCGCGGGACGGATGGAGGCCAGGCGCGGCCAGGTCGAGCGATTTGATCGTGTGAATCGTCGCGCCGGCATTGGCCGGAATCGACACGAGCGAGAGTTCGAGGATCTCCGTCTTCAGAAAGCGCGTGCCGCCCGTCGTTTTGTTATAGCTGTCCTCAAGCGCACGAAACCCAATCGAGACGCCGGCCAGCAGCCCGGCCTTGATCGATTGCCACGCTTCTTCGATGCGGTCGCGCAGAGCCCCGGGCTCGGTGACCGTCGGCAGCGTGGCCTCGAATTCCAGGCCCGTGAGGGTCGGCGTCTTGAACGTCACCGCGCCCACCGGCTTCTTCGTGTCGTGGTAGAGCAGCAGCGGCAGCGGATTCTTGTAGGTGATGCCGAGGGGTTCGACGATGTCGCCCATGCGATCGGGTTCGGGCGTCGAGGCGAGGCCGGTAATGGTCCGCTGCTCGACGTCGAGGGCCTTGATCGTCAGGAGCGAGTAGGCGCGATCCACAGGGGTCGCGCTTGAGTCTGTGGGGGTGGTTAGTGTTTTGTGCGCCGGAAAGGGTTCCGCTCGCCGTAATCGCTCACGTATTCATTCACGGCTTCACGAATGATGCCCGAGACATGGGTCTTGTTGTCGCTGGCCACGCGCCGCAGCTCGAGGCGCTGGGCCGGCGTCACACGGACATAGATCCGCTCGGTGGCCGCGACCTCGTTGAGCGGCGGCCGACCGCCCGTGGGCCGTTTCCCGGCGGCCGTCACCCAAACACCACCATCTGGTAGGCCGGCGGGCCCGCGGCCATGTGATCGCGACGATGCAAGGCATTCACAAGCGCGCTCGCCCCGTCGATCCGTTCCGTCGAGACTTTCTTCGAGAGCTTCAGGTTTCCCGTCGCGTCGGTTTCGACGGCGATATTCGAAATGTTCCAGCGCAGCACCGGATGCCCGTCATGCCGAAGGGTCCGCGAGAGAATCGCCGTCTCGAGCGATTTGGTGGGCGACGACAATGTCGCAAAGCCTTGCCGCAGCTCGACGCACGTAAACCCGTCCTGATCCTGCAAGGGAATCACGAGCCCGATCGCGTTCCACGGATCGTACGCAATCTCGCGAATTTCGAATTCCGTCCCCCACGCGCGCAGGGCCTGACGCACGTAGTCGTAATCCACGACGTTGCCAGGCGTCGGGACCAGCCACCCCTCGCGCGCCCACTGGTCATAGGGCACGCGGTCCCGGCGCACGCGCTCGGCCATGTTCTCGGCAGGGACGAAAAACTGCGCGAGCACGTCGAAGCCCGGCCCCTCGTCGTCGGGAAACACGGCGACGATCGCGGTGAGATCCTTCGTCGAGCTGAGGTCCATCCCGACGTAACAGCGGCGGCCGCCGAGCCGCGCCCGATATTCGGTGCGGGTCATGGCTTCATCGCGTCATCCACGAGAGCCAGGGCGGCTTGTAACGTCGCGCGCATCTGATCCAAGGGACAGCCAAACGCGATCATCTCTCGCACTTGAACGAGTAACCGTGTTTCACAAATGACGCCCATGACGTGGGGCTTATCAAACGCCAGCAGCATCTTTTCTAAATTTTCAGGGACGAAATACGCCAGCACGCGAATATCACCGCGCACTGTGTCGCATTGAAAAATCAGATCGTCTCCTGCTTCGTTCACGCACTTGAACCGTGCCACATCAACTGACGATTTGAAGGTTTGCTTCATGCCGTCACCACACAGCAGGCATCCCAGCTCGCGAGCGAGATCCACCGTGATGCCTGCTCGGTCCATTGGTTCAAATACAGCCGCCGGAAGGTGTTCTCCTGCGCCGGAATCTCTTTGGCGCGGGCCGCCATGATCCGCATCTCCTCGAGGCTGCGGAAATCACCGAGGGCGGGATTCGCGGCGTGCCACACGCGCTCGTCGGTCCAATCGGCCTCCACGGGGGCCTCGTAGAGGATGGGCAGAAACGTGGGATCGAGCGCCGGCTGCTCGTGCACCTTCTGGGCGTGGGCGTAGAGTTCCCACAGAATCGAGTGACGGTCGTAGCCGGCGGTACTGATCGCAATCAGAAGCGGCTGCGCCCGCGCGCCCATCGACGTCGTCAGCACGTCGTAGAGTTCCCGGGACGGGGCGGCGTGCAGCTCGTCGTAGATGACCCGCGAGGCGTTGAACCCGTGCTTCGAATAGGCCTCGGCCGAAATCGCGCGATAGAAGCTGCCGCTCGCCCGGTGCACGATGCGCTTTTGCGAGTCGATGATCTCGACGTCGGCCTCGAGTTCGGGATCGTTGCGGATCATCTGCGCGGCGACGTGGAACACGAGCGCGGCCTGGTCCTTGTCGGCCGCCGCCGAGTAGATTTCGCCGCCGAGTTCCCCATCGAACAGCAAGCCTTGAATGGCGAACGCCGCGGCCAGTTCGGTCTTGCCGTTCTTGCGCGGCATCATCAGGAGGCACGACCGATAGCGCCGCCGTCCCGTCCGATCCGTGGCGAAGAGGGGCCGTACGATGTCGCGCTCTTGCCAGGGTCGGAGGCGGAACGACTGCCCGGCAAACGGGCCTTTGGTATGCGTCAACCGGTTGATAATCGCGACGGCTCGATCACTCCCGATCGTGCGCTTCACTTGAGCCCGACCCATTTGCTGACCGGGGCGGCCTCCGCGGTCGCGACCATGACGCGCGACCGAGCGCTCGGCGTCATCCCGAGTTCGGCCGCCGACCGGAGCAGCAGGTTGTACGCCTTGAACGCGAGCCCGAGGGCGGGATTCGGGATCGGGCGGCCATCCGGCCCTTTGACGATGAAGGGATGCGCCGACGCCGCCGTCTCGATCGCTTGCCACTGCGCCCACTTCTGGCAATAGCCGATCAGCATCGCGCGATCGACCGTCGTGACCTGGCCACTACTGACCAAGCCCGGCGCGACGCGATCCCACTCGGCGCGGGCGACGGGGTCGGTCAGTTCCGGCGGGCAGTCAGCCGCGAGCGGGCCCGGGCGCGGCTCCTGATGGTTGATCCGGCGCTTGCCCGGATTACCGCGCATCAACCGGAGGACCGTCGGCTGCCGTCTAGGACCGGGCATCGCCCACCTTCACGGCGCGCTGGCCGGTGAACGCTTCCCAACGGTCGATCGTGACCTGCACATACTGTGGCTCGATTTCGATGGCGCGGCAGGCGCGGGTGATCCGGTTGTCGTAAATCGCCAGCTCGCGCTTCTCGTCGACCGTCAACCCGCCTTCACCTTGTCGAGACCCATCGACGAGGCGGCGGCGACCAACCCGTTACCCGCCAGGATCCCCCCGTCCTCGTCGATGACAATCGAGCGCGCCGCCCCGACCTTCGCGAGCGCGGCCCGGAGCATCTCGAGGTTCCGCGGCGTGTGGGCCCGGCGGTTGTGCGGGTCGGGCGTCAATTGCGAAAGGGAGCTAATTGGCATAATTCCCAGCATTTTCTAACCTGCGGCATCTCGCGCGTGGC